CAACAGTCATAACGGTATTCGTCGTCACTGCGTTCAGGAAGGAAGACAACGTGGCGTCGTCGACGCCCTGATGCCCGAACTCCATATCAAATTCACAGTAACCTTGGTAGCCCTGAATGCGCTGAGCATTGGCTCCGTGGAAGTACCGAACAATGGTTTTCCCGGTGGAGTGCCATGGCTCATACCAGACGGACAGATTCGAAACGGGAATGACGTAGCCGTTTCCGTTAGCGTCTCGGAATACGACGCGCTTGAGATATTGTGTAAAGCCCATTAGTCAGAGAGCAGGTTTATGATTCCAAACCGCTTCGCGCAGAAATTGCGAATGGCTTGGATTCTTGTGGCGTCAGGGGTGGCTGAGTCGATCATCAAAAATGGCACGAGCGTTGCGAATGCCGCGTCACGTTTCGCAGCATCTCCCCCGAGTTGAATGTAATGCGTTACAGACGAAGTTCCTGACAAGTCGCCCGTCCAAAGGGCTGTCGTCGCTTCCTGTGTTCCGTCCAGATACAGAGTGACCGTGTCGTTAGCGAGATCGATCTCGACTTCGACCAGATGAGCGTCCGAGTCGTCGAGACTCGTCGTCCCGTTGAGCGTAGCGACTCCGTCCGAGTCGATAAACTGAAGCAACCCGGTTGCTGCCAAGATGTTGAGCGCCGTCCAGTGTGTCCCGGCAGCATCGGTTATATCTAATATGGTATCCCCTGCACTCGCGCCGGTTGTATGCCGAACCACCATCCAGATGCGGCCAACCGCCGATGTCCCGGCCATACCCGAAAGGGGCTGGTTCCCGGCAGTCCGGATAAAGGAAGTCAGGGCTCCGGTCAGCGGAGAAACGCCAGCGCCAAATGCGTCACCCGAAGCCGTGAGCGCCGTAGCCGTCGTCATGTCGTTCCCTGCAGCAGACTGATCGGCCATCGCCGTGATCAGGCCAGCCGCCTGTGTGATGCCTTTGTCTGAGATCAGCAGGATCTCGGTGTCGGTCCCTTCGTAGGGGTATACGGAGACTTCGTCCATGAGCCACTGCGGGATCGTCGTTTGGACGGCTGAAGTAATCAGGGAAAAGGAAGCCGGGTTGTTCCGGACGCCCTTCTGATGGGTGGCCTTGCTGATGCCTTCGCCTTTCGCTACGACGACTGTCAGGACTTTGTTGCCCGCGTCGTCGACCGGATCCAAATCGATTGTGCCGGTTCCAGCCGCGTACAGAGCTTCCATCCCATCCCGGATCGTGGCATAATCCGTGATGTCGATGATCTGCATGTTGGCGTCGAATGTAATCTCGATATGGAACCCGTCAATCCGCTGACGCCAGCTTCCGTCGACAAGTTGCTCTGCTATCTTATCTGTGCCGGTGTATGAATGGACGCGTACGCTAAGATTCCAGCAAGAGAACGTGTAGTCGGTTCCGCCGACCGTTAGCTTAACGTCTTTGACATACTGATGAAAGGCGGTCTTGGTTGCCATTGTCGTCCAAATAAAAAGGGCCAGCCGATTTACACCGACCGGCCCCAGTTATACAAGTCAAGGTTGCAACGGGATTATCCGTCGAACGTGAGCGTCTGAGTCGTGCCTAGACCCGCGAGATCGGCCATGTTACAACGACCCTTTGCGGTCATTGGCATAGCAGATTCCGTATTGTCCAGCTTGAAGTTGCCGCTGAAGACAGGGAATACGTTCTTAAACGTGTAACCAGCAGCAGCGCCAGCGCCAGCAGCGTTCGTAAACACTGTACAGAACTTCAACCAGCAACCGTTCGCCGTTACAGCGTGCATGTCGTCAAGGTTGATAATTTCCGTGTCGCTGGTTTGTGTCAAAACAGTCGACATCGTGACGTTCGCAGCAAGCTGTACCGTACGGCCAGCAGTGTCTTCTTCTGTTTCCACCGGACTGAATTCGAACATCGCGCCCTTCTGACGACCTAAGTCGTACCAAGTGACGCCGTCGTCGTCCGAGATGAAAACGGATCCGCCGCGAGCGAGAACGTTAGCAACCGTTTTTGCAATCGTGATAGCCATTTCGGTATTCGGTTACAAGGTGAATAAGCAAGGGGGGACAAGCCCCCCGTGCCTAAAAGGATTACGCGTTATTACGCTGGGCAAGCTGCCACATTCCGTAGCCTGCTCCGAAACGGGAGCGAGTGCCGTAGAAGTAAGCATCATTCATAATCACGAACTCGTCGTCAGCGCTCTTGAGCGTCTGAAGCTCAAAGTCGTCCGCGTCCTGAAGAATCAGGGGCTTGAGACCTTTGCTCGTATCCAGAAGATACCAGCTAGTGCTCGTGCCGAGCAGGGGCTCAACGATGATGTTCTTGATCGCGCCGAACCAAGGATTATCTCCAGCGAGATCCGTGCCATAGGCAGTAGAAAGCTGGAAGAGATTCCTTGCCGTTGCTGCCAACTGGGGAGCGATAACGAGCGTATCCGGGACGATGTCCATGGGGTTGCCCCTATGGTCAACGAGCAGCGCCATTGCGAGAACGCCTGCGTCATAGTTCGCGCCAGTAAGAGCGGAACCTGCCTTCAGGTTGGACTGCACTGCGCCGTTTCCGTCGGACGGATGCGAAGCGTTGAAGAACGTAACTCCGTCGTAGGAGTTGTTGCCGGTCGTCGCGCCGTTGGAGAGCAAGCTCGCCACAACAGAACGCCGTTTCCGGTAGTAAGCCGACACGCGCTCAGCGACAGCCGGGCCGTAAAGACCAAGGTTGTCAGCTTCAACGTCAACACGATCAACGACAAGCGAAGACTCGTATTTTACGTTCGGGATGGTGAAGGACTCGACCGACAGGTTTGCGATCTGACGCTCACCTACCCATTCGCGAAGTTCGTCGAAAGCGAGCATGAAGTTATACTCGACAGTCTTCGATTTGGAACGGGTCCGCATGCAAGCTGCGTTCACGATCTCACCTTCGCCCTGAGCAGACAATTCGGCATTAAATAGAGCGCGAATAGTTTTATTCGCAGCATCTAATTGAATCTGATTAGCTGTAGACATTTTCAGTTAGATTTATCTAAGGGGTGAATAGAGATTACGGATTCACAACTACTGGCGCAAGGTATACCCATGCTTCAGTCGCGGAAATGTACTCTGTGATGATTCCGATCTGCGGAGTTGCGTCCGCTGGGTCGGTTTGAACAGCCGTCTGATTGTCGACGATAAAGACCGGGTCTCCAACGTTTGCAATCGTGATAGCAGCGAAAATCAGTTTGACAACGCAGCCGAGCCGGATGTCAATAACAGTATCGCCATTGGCGGTGTCGCCTGAAGTATCCGTCTCGTCCAGTGCTACACCAACCATGGTGTAAGCAACGTTCGCGAGTGCGAGTTCACCATAACCGGTGCCAAGGACACCAATCAGAGTATTCGCAGGGATCACACCAGCCGTAGAAGTGTCTTCCATCGAAACGGAAACATCAAACCCACGGGGCTCAGTTTTCAGCAAGACGCCAACGCGAGAAACAGCAGTAGCAGCCATTTGTTTATCTTGTGATTATGGTGAGAAAATTAACTTCTTTCGATGGGGAGACCAACAGAAAGAAACAGCTTGCGTTCGAGATCGTTGCTCGGGAGATCCGGATCGGTCTCAACGCTTGCCTGTGAGTTTGAAGGCTCCAACTCTGTATCTGGTACGACAGTACCTGCAGAAATGTTACCAACAATTCTTTCGAATGTCTCAAGGTCGACCTTGTTCGATCTGAGATCGGCCAAGTTCTCTTCCCTAAGACCAGCGGCTATACGGCCACTCGCGATTGCTGCATCAACAGAAGCGACGTAACGCTTGTCAAGTTCAGCAAGTTCAGTTGCTGCAATATCTGCCTTCATAGCAGCTACTTCAGCATGTGCCGCGTCGAGACTGGCAACCAGTTCAGCCTTCTCAGCTTCAACAGCCAAGTAAGCAGTACGCATAGAATCTACACGCGTTTCCAGATTCTCGATAGCATCGATCTCGGCAAGGACAGAGTCGAGATTCTCGACAGTCTGATCTGCGAGACCCGCAGCAACGGCTTCTTCGCCGAGTTTGGTTTCGCCATTGGCGAGTTCGTTTGCTTTGGACATATCAATGTTTCGGTTTAATGAGACGGCTTCCACGAAAGAAGCGTGAATCGTGTCAATGTCAGATTGTAACTTCTTACGGGCTTCATCAGACAAAGGTTCAAATGGATTGATTGCAAGTTTGCCCGGGACGCTTCGAATGATCTCGACGCCCTTCGAATCTTCTTCACTGGCGAACTTCAGAATCGAGACAACCCCAATGGAACCCACGACAGACGTCGGGGTGACAAAGATTTTCTCGGCAGCGCTGGCAATCCAGTAAGCAGCACTATTCATGTTGTAATTGGCAACAGCATATACCCGCTTGCTGTCTCTCGCTTTGCGGATTGCAGCAGCAGCCGCAGCGATCCCGTGGACCGACCCGCCGTTCGAGTCGACGTCAAGGATAATCGTTGAGATGTCATCGCGAGCCGTCAGGGTATTGATGTTGGCGGTCAATAGTTCCGCACTCACTCCCCCGGAAAACGACATCATCATGTTGGCCTTCGGAGCGATCGCCCCGTGTACAGGGAC